ACGGCTGTTTCTTACATGGTCGAATGACAAAACCAACCTGTTGACAATGAAGCCCTGTGATTTGAAAACCCGGCAGCTCTCAGAACTTGCGCGGCAAGAAAAAGCCAAGCGAGACGCGGCAATCGTCGAAGCATATCTTCGGTGCGGCACGATCCATGACACGCGCAAGGTTTTCGACTTCACGCTCTCACGCGAGGTCATCAGAAAGGCCATCGGCAAGGCCGGTGTTTATGACAAGTGCAAGCGTGACCAGGTGCTAATCAAGCGGATGGAAAGCAGGGAGACGACCTACTACAAAAGCATCTATCAGGTGTCTCGGCAGTATAAGACTGAGATGAGGATGCAGTATGACATAGCCGATCAACTCAAGAACGCCCTTATCAGTTTTGAGCGTGAGACCCAAATTGAAGGCTGTCAGATGCGTGCGGATTTCGTCGGCACAAACTGGGCAATTGAAACCAAGAAAGACTGTAAGTCTCAATCCATGCTTACGGCCATGGCTCAGTGCTTGGTCTACCGAAAACATCTTAACAAGCGATACGTCTGCATCCTTTTGCCAGACGACATTGACCCCGGTTCATTCTTCGTCAGCGAATGTCTTTCGCACGGCATACCTGTCATCAAGATGTCGCAACTTATCTGGTGGGTAAACACCGTCCAAAACGATGCCCAGCCAAACTGACATTGCCGAGGCCCTCGGCCTTACGCGTCAACGCGTTTCAATCCTGGTCAAGAAGGGGATGCCCATCGACTCGGTCGAAGCGGCCACAGCATGGAGGCAGGCGCAGGAAGATGCCCGGCTACGCAAGGCACCGATTGCCCCCGCCCAGCTCGACGACGGAAGCCTAGCCGACACCATCCTCGAACACCGATCACTTGTCACCCGTGCCCGTGGCGTCTGGCTTGGCGCAATGGATGCCGGCGACCCCAATCAGGGCAAATACCAGTCAGCCTATAACTCCAGCCTCCGCTCCCTGATAAGCCTCGAGGAAGAACAAGAGCGCCGACTCATCCTAGCCAAGGACTACATCTCATCCCGCGAAGCCGGCGAAGCCATGCGCGAACTGGCGGCCACGATGGTCAACCGCCTCGACAAACTCGCCCTCGACGTGGCGGAGTCGTGCAACCCTGAGAACCCGGCCAAGGCGGTCAAGGTGCTCGAGGCTTGGGTGCGTCGGGTGAAGGCCGAACTCTCGCAAGATGAACAAGGCTGACCTGCTCCGCATCGGTCGGGAAGTCCTGCGTCCGTCCGACTCGGGCGATGTGGTCGAGTGGCTCGAGGACAACGTCCACGCCATCCCCGACTCGCCTATGCCCGGGCCGTTCCGCTCCGACCGCACGCCGTGGATCGCGGAAGCGCTGCGCATCGCCGCCGACCCCGAGACGCGTCTGCTCACCGTCCTCGCCAGCATCCAGTCGGGCAAGTCGCTGTTCGCCCGCCTGCTCACTTGCCACATCATCGCCAACGCTCCAGGGCCGACGATGCTCTTGCAGGCCACCGACCCCGAGGCCAAAGACTTCGCCCTGCGTTACCTCCGCCCGGTCTGGAACAACTGTCCGCCCGTCAAGGCACGGCTCTCCCTCGAAGACCTCGACCGCTCGACGACTGCGGACTTCGACCGCATGACGCTCTACTGCCGTGGCATCTGGAACGAGGCGAACCTTCAGCGCCTGTCCTTGCGCTACGTCATCGCCGACGAGTGCTGGATGGCGCCGCCCGGACACTTGGCCGAAGCGAGCGCGCGCGTGACGGCGTTCGGCTGGATGGGCAAGCGGGTGTTCATGTCGCAGGGCGGGTCGGCGGGGCAGGAGTTCCACCAGCTGCACGAAGGCACGGACCAGCGTGACTGGAATATGCGTTGCCCGAAGTGCGACCACCTTCAGCCCTGGCTGTGGGAACAGATCAGGTTCCCCGAGGACGCAAAGGCGACCGGCACATGGGACTTGCACAAGGTCAGCGTCGGCACGACCTACGAGTGCGCGGGATGTCGGACGCACCTGCCCGACACGAACGCTTCACGCCTCGAGGCTAATGCGCGTGGTGCGTTTGTAGCCACGGCCACCTCGTCTAACTCCGGGCACATCGGCCTTCACTGGAACTCGCTGGCCTCGATGAGCTGGGGCGAGCTCGGCGTCCTGATGCTCAAGGCCAAGGCATCGGCGGACGAATACGGCGACGAGGAACCGCGACGCATCTTCAAGCAGAAGCGGCTGGCTCTGCCCTGGAGCGAAGAGGGCGGTGAGATGGTATCGCTGGCCGAGGCCGCCAACTACAAGATGGGCGACGACTGGGACGCGGAGGCCGTGATCACCCCGAAGGCCAAGGTGGTAGATCGCGAGGGCGCACCGACCGGGAGCATCCCTTTCCGCACGATGGGCGTCGACGTGCAGCGCGGCCACTTCTGGGTGGTCGTCCGCCGTTGGTCGAAGACCGGGCATAGCCGACTGATGGCCTTCGCCCGCATCGACTCTTGGGGCAACGTCGAGGCATACGCCAAACAGCACGGCGTCCATCAAGCTCTGGTGCTTGTCGACTCCGGCGATAATACGCAAGAGGTCTACCGCGAGACAGCCAAGCGCAACTGGAAGACGGCCAAGGGCTCCGGCTCCGACGACTTCGCGGTCACGTCCAAGGACGGCCAGACGACCCGCCGCTTCTATTCTGAAAAGCAGTCCATCGTCGTCCCTGGCATCCCGCAGCGGGCGACGCTGATCGTGCACTCTGCCACCGCCGGCAAGGATTTGCTCCACGGGCTGCGGGCTCGCCGCGTCTGGACCTATGCCCTCGACGCTGGCACGGACTACCCCGACCAACTCAACGCCGAAGTCCGCATCAAGGACCGCCGGACGGGCAAGCCCCAGTGGATACTCCCCCAGGGCAAGAAGGACAACCACGCCCTCGACTGTGAAATCCTTGCGCTACTCGCCGCCGTCCGCTGGGGCATCGCTGGTCGGGAAACTGCCGAAACCGACTTGCCTTCCGCATGAGGTCGGGCAACTTATCTGCAAGGGTACGGCGTTTAGTGTTGTGGGTGGAAGAGACTCATGGCGTGGGCTGGGCGTCGTACCCCCTCTCTTCCTTCCATTCGGGGCATATCTAAATGGCTTCCGGCATCTTCATCGGCCTCACTGAGTGCGAACTCCTGGACATCAAGGCCAAGGCTTTGGCGATGATTACCGAGGGCAAGACGCTGATGTCCTACTCGGACTCCGGCTCGTCGGCCTCGAAGCAGTTCGCGATGCCGCCCAAGGAGATGATGTCGGAGGCGATGTTCGCCCTTTCTCGTCTGGACCCTGCCACCTATGGTCGTCGCGTCACGATCATCTCGACGGACTGGCAGAACCGAAACGACTGATTTATGGCCCTCCGCAAGAAGATTAAGACCGTCAGCCTGCGTCCTAAGCAGCCGAAGGCCACGCCTGCCGCCCCTACGCCGCAGGCTTCCTACGGCGATTGGCAGAGCATCGGCGTGACGCGTGCCCGCCGTTCGGCCTACGGCGCTGAACCGCGTGACCTTCGCCGCGACCTGACGCCCTACGACCGCCTGACGATGATGCGGAAGTGCCGCTGGGCGGAGCGTAACTCCGGCCTGTTCAAGCAAATCCTTGCGGATATGTGCCTCTACACCGTGGGCGACGGCATCAAGCCTCAGTCCCACGCGAGCACCCCGGAGATGCAGGAACGCTACGAGGCTTACTTCGCGGAGAAGGCCAAGCGCATCGACATCACGAACCGCTTCTCGTTCTATCAGGCTCAGTCCATCCTCCTTCGCGGCATGATCCGCGACGGTGACTCGTTCGCCGCCAAGGTCCGCAACGGCGCCGGCGAGGCCAAGATCCAGCTGATGGAAGCCCACCGCGTCGGCGACCCTTTGGAGGGCAAGGTGCCCGAAGGTATGCACGACGGCATCCAATTCGGTCCGTATGGCGAATACATCGCCGTGAACATCTACCGATCGGACGGCTCGTCCCGCCAGATTCTGGCCCAGTCCATGATGATGGTCGTCGACCAGGAGTACGCGAGCGGCGCCCGTGGCGTCCCCCTGCTCCAGCACTCCATCAACTCCATCCAGGACGAGATGGAAATCCTCGCCCTCGAGAAGCAGGCCGTGAAGGACAACGGCGACGTCACCCGCATCATCAAGAAGAATGGCGGAGTCTTGGACGGCGACATGGCCGGCGAACTCGGCGCGGTCGTCAACGGCTCCTACGCCAACCTCGCCAACACGATGGGCGGCAAACTGATCGCCCTCGAGCCCGGGGAGGACATGACGTCCTTCCAGAGCAACCGCCCGAACGCGACTTTCAATGGATTCATCGCAGCGCTTGAACGTGACATCTCGTTGGGTGTCCTACCTTATGAGTTTGTTAGCGATCCTTCCAAGATTGGCGGTGCTTCTGTCC